CTCGATGAATTTGATAGCCGGACGCACCCTAATCCCTGCTTCTGAGCTCATCGCCGGCAGAACAGTCCGGATCCGGGTCGGCGGCGTCTGGTCGACGGCCGGAGTTGATTCGGCGACCCTCGTCATCCGTAACAGCGCTGGTCTTGTCTACAGCGCGGTGGTAATGACGTCGGCCGGAGCGCTCGTAAACGTGCCGTGGACCGCTGAGTTTGATATTCAGGTTCAAGAGCTGGGCGTAGCGGGGGACGGAGATCTGGCCAGCGCAGCAATTGCCACGTTTCGCCCAACCGCAAGTATTGGTTCGGTCGCCAACGCCCGCAATATCACCACTATCGATACGACAATTGGAGTGGACCTGAAATTATACATGAACGTCGGGGCGGGTACGTCCTCTATCACGCGCAATATCGGCACCGCTACAGTCGTCTTCTAAGCGAGCGCACAAAAATACTTTTTGGGTACTGCACGGAGCTCATCGCATCATTAGAGCGAGCTGCTTGCGGCTGATTGCCTTTCCGCCACGGCGCTGCCGTACACCAACGCCGACCGCGCTAGCGACAGAGGACGCGAGTTCTAGGGGCGCGGCGAGGGCCGGGTTGAACATGGGCGCGACGGTACGCGCGACGTTCAAGAGCGGGCGGCCGATGTTGCGGGCGAAGTCCCCGAGCTTCGACCAGAAGGAGCCACCATAGACACTGCCGGTCGCGTGGTATGCCTTGCCTGGCTGGTTCTTGCTGTTCAGCACGTCGCTCTCGCTGAGCACGCCAACGTTACGAATAACGTTCTGGTCGATGATCGACAACACACCCTCGGCGATGACCACCAGGTTGAGCGTGGGAATGACCGCAGCAGCGCCCAAGTTGGTGCAGGTGACCGTGAGGCGGAGGTTGTAGGTTCCACGGAGGCCGGGCGCCTGGGTGGCGCGCAGCGGGATGTCCTCGCCGAAGTCGAGCGCGATGTACGAACCGACGTCGTTAGTGAACTGGCGCCAACTGCAGTTGCTGCCGTTCTTGACGCAGATCTGGTACAAGTCTTCTTGAGTTGCATTAGACAGGAGCGAGTCGCGGTTGTCGAACGAGAGGTTGATGTTCGTGATCCCAAATGCGGTGTCCGTGCTGAAGATGGAATAACTCGAGTCCTGGCGGGCAACCCAGAAGAGAATGCGGCTCGGGATGGAGTTCAGTTGAATGTTGTTCTGTGTGATCACGGTCGAGGCTCCCGGGTTCACGTTCGCTTGGACCGTGGTGGGGTAATACGTGATCTCGCTGTAGTTGTAGTTCATCGAACGAGGGATCTGCATGACCGGGTCGGGGGTCAGATACGAGACCTTCACGTTGGCGGTGAGCACGGTCACCGCGACGCCACTGAGTACGCTTCCGCCGACGATGTTCGCGTGACTCCACAGAGATGCGGCGAGACCACTGAGGGCGCCGTTTCCTTTTCCGCCGAGTGTCACCGTCAAACTCTGGTTCTGGACGCCAATAAACCCAACATCCTGCTTGCCCTTCTCGAACAGGAAGGGGGAAAGGTCAATCATCTCCGTGCAGTTCAGCAGTACCCGAGCCGTATCCGCGATACCGGTGCTGGTGTTTGCGACCACCTGGGCCCCGATAAACCCGCCTCGCGGGCACTGCAGAGGATTGTCACCATAGCCGCGCAGAGGATTGCGCGCGGATCCTTGGCCGATAGATGGGATGAGACCCGTGGTGTTGTACTCTTGGGACTGGTCGAGCATGGTGGGCGTCATGCTGTGCCACAGGTCTTGGGACTCAACGTCATTACTGTAACGGGTCATTCCGGTCCAGTACTGGCCGAGGTTCTGCGAAAGGCGGTCATTGCCTAGAGAGAACTGCACGGTCTGCAGAGCACGAGCGATGGGGTAGCTTCGTGGCGCATCGGTGAAGGTAGTGCCGGGGTTGACACCCGAAGCGAAAGGCAGACCGGCGGCCTGCAACAGCGCCTGCCCGGCGCCGGCGGACACACCAGTGAAATCCAGCTGGAAGCCCATCGAGATCATGACGCGGCGGTTTACGAACACCTTGGGCGAAGGCGGGTTGAGCGTGAACGTCAGGGAGGTGTTCGACACCCCACCATCCTGTGACAGGTTTTGATAGGAGATGTCCGCAGCACCCTCGAAGGCGTTGTAAATGCGGTCGCTCGGTGCGCCGGCATCGGTCCGGGGGTCGATGACGCGCGCGACCTTGAGTTGTTCGACGGCGATGCTCATAGCGGTAGAGCGCGAGAGCGATATACAAGGGGGCCAAAAAGGAGACCGCCAATTATCCCCCTGCCGGGGAGGCCCCTGCCGGGAGCTTCGGACAAAGGGTATTGACGTCTTATCGCAAGCGGCGGGACCGTCCGCCGCCTGGGGGCTCCTTCTGCTCCAGGAATACGGGCGCTGGCTCGCCGCGGCGCACCCGGCGGAACAGTAGTTTAGCCGAGCAATACCCAGAGCTGGGCAACATCACGCGGTTAATAGTGCCGTCGAACAGCGTGTAGAAGAACGACAACTTGAGTTTTGTGACCGGCGCGTGGCCTCGGAGCTGACACATGCGGTACTCGGCGGTGGGCAGGTATTCCAGGGAAATGCGGTCCACGACCGGGTTTGCTCCAGGGTCCCCACTGAGGACAAAGTCGCTCAATATCGGTAGCGAATTTGAGCTTGCTGTCCCATTCTGGCCCGGCGTCGGGTTCTGCGGGAGCGACTCGGAGTTAATGGGCAGGTCGGTCGTGATCACGATACTGCGGACCCCGTTCCACGAGCTCATGGACGGGCCGGCCTGGCTGAGCGCGAGCGGGTTGAGCATCACGAACCCACTGCGGATGGTGATGGAGAAGGGGTAGCCGATGTACGGGGGCGCGGCTGGAAGCTTAATGACGGACTCCGCGCGGGCCTGTATGCGGAAGTCCTTGCCGCTGGGTAGGTTATTGCCTAGGAGTGCCGCCGGCATGGAAACGATGTAGTTGTACAGGGCCGTGTTCACGTACATCTCGATGGGCGCCACGTTGGTGGCATAGTCCTCGTTGTAGTACAGCGTCAGGAGTTGCGTCACTGGGTTGAACGCGAGCACGGGGGGGACGGTCCCAACCGGCGGCGCGGGGATCAGAGCATAGGCCGCTGCAAATGCGTCGTTGATGCGGTTAACCAGCTCGTCAATCGAGAATACAAACCCATACGTCGCGACGGAGGGAACGAACACTTGCACTATCGCTTGGTAGTCGACGCCGCCGAACCGTAGCGTAACCACGAGCGAACTCGGGAATACCCCGCCGCCCGTTGGGATTACCGGCGCGGGCTGCGGCATCGGTACGACAATCGGCGGCAGCAGCTGCGCAGATAGGTCGAACCGCACAACGGAGCACTCCCAGTCTTCGGGACAATCGACGATCGCCTGCGTGCGGGTGTCTGTGATCTCCGCCGGCAGGTAGTCCGCCCCGGCGGGGTTGAACAGGCTCGCATTGTAGTACACGAGGTCTTTGTAGTCGTGCGGCAGAGCGACCGACATTCTGCGCGTCCTTATACTGGAATGGTAGATAAAGCGACCTCGGATATTCAATTACAAGAGGCCTGCCCGGGCCTTCAAACTTGGATCTACCGGGACTTCGCGCAGCTCGATCGCCTCCCGCAGCTCCCTATCGCGCTCCTGTACGAGACCGAGCCCGGGTTCGGCCACTGGGTCGGGATCCTCGAGACTCCGGAAGGTCTGGAACACTTCGATAGCTACGGCATTTTGCCAGATGGCGAACTCAAATGGGTCCCTGCGAAATATCGGGAGGCATTTGCGGCGACCAGCCCGCACGTCGTCCGGCTGCTTCTCGAGGATGGCCGCCCCGTCAACTACTCGTCCGCGCGTCTCCAGAAAAGAGATGACCGAGTTGCTACATGTGGTCGCTGGGTCGTCGTGCGTTGCCGGAATAATGGGCTCACTTCTAGTCAATTCGCTACGGGGATGCGAGACGTCGCCCGGGCGTATGGCACGACACCGGACCATGTGACCGTGGCCATGATGCCGGTCACCCCGGACTAGCCGTAAAAGCGTGTACCCTACTTGTCCACCCGAGCGTACTAGAGGCCATTTCCGGGTTGGATACCGGGACTTGTGCGCAGGGTCGCCGACGTTCGACGTACGTATAGCCAGCAGACTTACGTCCGCACAATAACAACCGCGTTCTCGGTCACATAGCTTTGGGGTATGCGCAGGTCCAGGCAGATCCACCGGGATTTTTCGGCCAGGATCTTCTTGACCCAGATGCCGGACATGCCCGCGTAGACCTTCAAGAACCGTTGATTGTGGTACGCGCTGCCCTGCGGGAAGAACACGACGCGGTTGGCCTCGTTGAGCTGCCCGCGCGTCCGCTTGTACTCCATCAGCTGGTGGGCCAGCGTGACCACGTGAATGTTGTACTTGCGGCCGTTGTTGATCAGATCAAGGTTTAGGGCATCAACCGCGCTTAATAGCGCCTTGTCTTGCAGCGCGTCGCAGTCATCAAAGACACATAGGGCATTCTTTAGGTCATCCAGCTTCGGCGGGTTGGCAACAAATGCCTCGTCCAGTACTATGGCCGTGTGCTCGATCTGCTCATACGCCTTCTCGCCGTCGTGCGTGCTGAATAGAAAGATTTGGCGGTCCGGGAACAGCTCCGTGTATTCGCGCATGTAGCTCGCCGCGAAACAGCTCTTTCCGGCGCCGGACTTGCCCGCTACGAACACACGTTCGGACTCCTTGTTGGGTAGCACGACCATTTTGCCATCGTCTAACCGATATTCATATTTCATCTTATCGTGGTAAGCCTTTGCGACCCGCGCGCTGACGTTGGACGGCGGCATGTCCGGATTATAGGCGCCCCGCGGTGGCCGGTGTACGACACGGCGCTGCGGCGCCCTCGGGTTATATTCCTTCTCTTCTTCGCTATACTCGCTCTCGTCTCCTTCGTCGTCTTCACTCTCGCTATCGTAATCGCCTGCGTCGATGGACGCCTGTAGCGCGAACCGCTGTTGTAGCGTCAACGTCTTGAATTTGGACACGTCCGCCAGGTAGTCGCCTTCGTCTAGCACCTCGTGTAGGTCTCTCTTGGGGCGCTCGGCTTCAGCCGTTTCGTCGACTATCCGAATCACGACCCCATCATGCCGACCTCCGTTGACGACGGCGACCGCTCTCCCTGTACGCCCAGTTGACAGCATTTCGCGGGTCGGGCGTTTATACAAAACCGAAAACAACATTTGAGGAATCTAATTAATTCCTGCACCACTTAGACCTCAACCGACATGCCTTCCATGAGCTGCTCGAGAAGGGCAGCATCCTTCCGCGCTCTCGATGGGGGTGCGGGGAGCGGGGCGACAGGAATACCAAGATGCTGGGCGATCCCACGGAGACGATGGTAGTCGGCGCGCTCGGCCGCTTTCAAGCCGAACACTTCACAGTCGGGTCGGCCAATGGACGCGGCTTTGATCTGCTTGAGGAGTGCGCGGGTATCCTTATCGCCCTTGGGGTATGACTTTCTGGGCTTCTGAAAGAGCCTCCAGTTCGGATAGTCTATATCGAACTGGGCTGTCAACGCCTGTTTTTCTGCAGCAAATGCACGCCTTTGCGCATCTCTTCGATCCGCTGCCTTCTCGCCTGGATATTTTACCCGATCGAGCTGTTTCTTTAAGGCGGCGAACTGAGCGCGCTGGCCGGGGAAACCGCCCATGAGGGCACCGGCGCGGAGGCCGCCCATGCGACCACCCACGAGGGCGCCGCCGTGCTTGTGGGCGGCCCATGCGTGTTTCATCTCCTCGCGTGAAAGGCCGGCGTTCTGCTGACGGAAGACCTGGTAGGCGTGTTGGCCGGCCCTCGCCTGGGGGCTGAACAATCCGCCCTCGCCGCCGTCGTAGCAGCCTCCAGAGTTGGCGACCTGCCTTTGAAGCATGTCGAAGACTTGTGCGCGTGACATGGCGAACGCGGTATACAGCGCCGCGAAATATCCACGCCGTTATATTGCGCCCATCCGCCATGAACCTGCAAGAGTTCAGCAGCGGCACCCCCGCATCCAAAGCGTGGCTTGACATTGTGGCCAACTCTGGCAACTTCGCCGCCCTTGCCATTAACGGCAATGCGGTCGCCGCTGGTAATGCCGTCCTTCTCGGGTCGGCTGGCGGCGTATCCCTCGTGGCGGATGGCGTCGGGCCGACCCTCGAGACCAAGGGACTGACGGCCGGTGTCGGCATTACGCTCACGCCGAGTGGCACGGATGTAACTATTGATGCCACTGGTGGCCCATTCTTGCCCCTTTCCGGTGGCGACGTGACGGGCCCCATCGACGCCATCGCCCTCCCCCTCGATCTGGGCACGGTGACCGCCACGGCCGTCAACATTGGGCAGGTCGGCGTTGTTACCAGTATCAGCGGCGCGCCTCCCAGTCTCGGTAAATACTCCACCCTTCAACCAACAATCCAAGGAGGAGTATTGACGGTTCAGCCACTGATCGCGAACAGCGGTGTCGGGTCGCTGATCTATCCGGCCAACTCCACGTACCCCGGGACCGTCGTCCGCTATCGCCTCTCCGGAATAACGAACAACGTCACCCCGGAGACCCAAACTATCAACTTCGAGATCAATGGCGCGCCTGCCCTACAGATAGTTTGGGCGCCCGGCACTGTCGTAAACCAGCTGTTTACGATCAGTGGTGTTCTCGCGGTGCAGTCCTCGGACTCATTCGCAGATATGACCGTTGCCTGTATCGATGGGGCTGTGCCTCCGGCATCGACGTCCGGACTGCCCGTATGGGACCCGACAGTCGCCAATACCCTGTCGGCGTCTGTTCAGTATTCTGCCATCACATCCGGCGGAGCTATTTCGTTCTCTATGTTCGAGACGCTGTTTGACTGAACGCCGGAATGTTGGCTGCCTTTTTGCGCGCCTACATGGGTCGCAGTATAGGTATGAATCTACAGGAGTTCACGAGCGGTACCCCCGCCTCGAAAGCGTGGTTGAATATTGTGGCCGGCTCCGCGACCGTCGGCACTCTGCAGGCGGACGTAGTGAACGCCAATTCTTTCAATGGGCCGATTACTACGGCATTCGCAAGCCTCGTGAGCTTCCAGACCCTGCCGGGCGTGCAGACTGCGGCAAACCTATTCGTGGGATTGAGCCCGAATAGCCGGCTAACTATCCCGGCGAACTCGTTGTTCGTGGGCGACACCTATCGGCTCTCATTCAATGCGCTGATCGACGCGCCGGTGCTCGGGAACTCTGCGACATTCGACCTATCAACCGATATGGCCGGCCCGATTGCAACGTTCCCGGTACAAGCCGCTGTGACGCCATTGCCAATGGTCCCCGTTATCGCGCGCGTGGACATCGTGGTTGCATCCGCCAACACAATCAACACCAATGTCACGATTGGCGGGTTCGTGTTCACGCCCGGTGGGCCTATCCTCAATGGGTTCTCATTCGCTACTGCCGGCGTGGCATTTGATACCTCAGTAGCTCAGACGTTCGCATTCACGTACTCTACGCCCGACTTCGCTAGCTGCACCATGACCGAGATCATACTAGCTCGCGTGGCGACCGGCTCGCAGTAATCTGCCGCGCTATTATGTCGCTCGTGGATGCGTCTCATCTTGCTTGTCGTGTCGGCGGGTATGTGCCTAGCTTTCACGCCGCTTCAGACAAACGTAATCCGGGCCAGCCTCGCCAACTATACCCCACCTGAGTTTGTGACAATCGTCGACGCTCCCCTCAGACTCGATTTCGGGTTTACTGAGGCCGACCGCACGCACGTCTACATCGATGGTGGAAAACTCAAGTGCTGCCCCAATGCGTTTGCTAATGTCGTGCATCACGAGCTGGACCATACAAAGGGCCGCGATCACAATTCTATCCCCGGCGATATCATGAGCTACCGCGTCACGGTTGACGCCTCCGGTCGCACCGTCGAGGACCCCGTTGTGTGGTAGTGCGCGCGCTGCTTTTTGGCCCACATTAATTATAATGCGAAATTTATTTAGCCCACTTGTATACGCGCAACCACCCGCACCAGCCATGGCAGTCGCACATACCGGCACCTTTCGTGGCGTCATGTACCCGCGATGGAATGCAAACAACATGTACATATCCGAGGCGCTCTTGCGGTTCAAGTGCTCGGGCACTAGCATCACGCACGAGATAATCGAG